TGCTCTTTAGCGATAAGCAATGTTTGGTACGCCATTTCCTTGGCGCGGCCAGCATTGTCTACTGCTTCATCGGTATCGGAAATCACCACAGCGTTTTTAAAGATCTGTGTTCTCGCTCCGAGGCGTACAGTCGGCGTAACGGCATCGGCAGATGTCGCATCACCTTCAATGTGAGCGTTTACGGCTGACGCGCGCAACGCTTGTGTTTGCCACTCAACCAAAGTGTTGCGTGCTTTTGTTTTGCTCGACTTAGAGTAAAACGGTGTTTCAGATGGGTCTACATTGTAGATCACATCTGACAAATCTTCACGAATGCCTACGGCATCATACGTGTCGAATGTATTAGTCGGCTGTGCCATTTTTTCGTCCTTTCAAGACTAGCTTTTTAACATCAAGCTCAATGCGTCATCTATTGAGCCTGTCTTCTGCAAGCGCTGTTGCGCTTTTTTACGGGTAACAGCCTGTCCGTCTGGGCGTTTCTTTGCACCAGCTTTGACAACGGGTCGAACGCCATCAGCTTTTGACTGTGACTTCTGTTTGTTGGCAACCAGTTGACGATATTTACGCGCGTCGTTTAACGCCCGCACATATCTCGCATCGGATACGCCAGCCATCTCCTCCGGCGTGAAGCCGTAGTGGATGCCTGCCTCCATGATGCCCGCCTTCAGCTTTTCGCCTTTTTCGGGATCTGCGATCTCAGGGATATACTGCTTCAGCACCTCCGCTTGCTCCGCAAGGTAGGCTTGTTTAGCCGCTTGCTGCTGCTGCGCTTGCTGCTGCTGCATTCCCTGCAACTGCATTAGTTGCTGGTCGTGCGCGGCCTTTGCCTCGTCATATGTGAGCTTCGCTTCCATGTATCCAATCGGATCTTGGTCGAAAAGCTCTTTGGACGGTGGGATTGGGGCTTGCAGACCACCTTGCTGGGCTTGTTGATATAAAGCCAAGACTTGTTGCTGCTGTTGGGCCAATGCTTGAATTTGCTGCTTGTATTGTTTTTCCAAGGCAGCATTTTCCTGCATCTTTTGATTGATGTAACCCTGACCCGCCGCAGATTGCTTTAACTGATCCAGTGTCCAATGCTCTTCTTTGCCGTCAATTTTAACGGGGAAAAGATTGGTGTCTTCAGCCGCCTCTACTAGGTCGTCGTCATCAATTTGGTCATCTTCGACATATTCTGCGTCTTCTATGTCATCGCCGGATGCCTCGACGTCATCATCGCCCTCGGCAATATCTTCAACTGCTTCGCTCTCAACGTCTTGAGTTGGCGCTTCAGTTGCTTCCACTGCTTCGCTTTGATTTTCTTCACTTGGCGCTGGGGCCAACATTGCCTCTACGGCACTATCTAGGCTAGTCGCTTCCACGGTGCTAGTTCCTCTGTTTGCGATCTAAAATGACCTCTGCCGCAATCGCAGCGTCGAGTGCGTCACCGATCTTGTTTAACGCACGCAGTATTGCGTGCGCCTCCTCGCGCATCTCTATGTCAGAGGCTGCGCTGTTAGCGAAGATGCGTATTTGCTCTTCGCGAACATCGTCCACGAACGTCTGAAACGCCGTGTCATTCTTTAGCCGCTTTGCGTCGTCGGCTTGTATGCGGATGTCAGCGCTCACTGTGGTGTACCCTGAGCCATGCCGCCGATCATGCGCATTTTATCCTGTTCCGCTTTCACGCGCGCCACGTCTACGGCGGTGCCGTATTGGCCATATATCTTGGCGGCATCCACCATAAGATCCTGAGCCATCTGATCGCGCTTCAAGTCGTCATCTGCGGCTGCCTTCTGCGCCTCAAGCTGCAACTTCATCATGTCAGACTGCATCTTGCCCTGCGCCTTGATCTGCTCGGCTTGCAGGAATGCGGCGTTTGGATCTTGCGCCTGCCCCTGCTGCGCCATCATGGCCTGCTGTTGCTGCTGCAACTGTAGCATCTGCATCTCTATTTCCGGCGTAATCGGCGCAAAGTAGCGGTCGGCATTGCGCACGCCTGACAGCGCCAGACTGTCGGCCAGCGTGTTGCGGATGTTGGTCAGCGATACCAAGCCGTTCATCGGGCCATATTGCTGGTAAACCATCTGCTGCATCTGCAACGCCTGCTGCAATGCCATCTGCTTTTCTTCTTCGCGGCCAGTGCCAAGCCCAACGTTGATGCTGATGTCCATAGACGTATCCCAGACACGCGGATCAACGGGGATAAACTGCCCGTTCATCCGCATCATCTTCTGCTCGTCCATATTCTTATTCATCAGGCGCAGCATGATGCCAAACAGGTCGCGCAGGCCGTCGGCCAAGTTGCGCACCATCACCTCTGTCTGGCCCGCAGCGGCCTGCACAGACGCCTGAACGGCTGCCTTGGTGGTAGACTGCAATGCGTCAGGGTTAAGCCCCACAGAGGCGCTTGTAACGCCTGTCTTCTGCTCGGTGAGCTGATCCATGTATGCCAGCGCAGATAGCGTTTGACCGGCAACGAATGGAACGCTGAGATCCTGCACAGATCCGGCTTGGCGCATTCTGACAAGTGAGCCAATCTCGTTGTTCAGCACGTCGTCGATATTTACAGCGCCGTCTACGATCCCAATGCGGGGATTGTTGGTCATCGCAACGTTATCCAAGATGCCACGCAGAATAGACGTCGCGGCGTCCTGATCGTTCTCCACCAGCTCGGCCAAGCTGTGGCCGTACCAGCTGTGTGGCTCTGGGTCGATTTCAAACTTGGCAAACGGGATCTCGTCGCACGGCATGAAGTCTAGCAGCTCGTATGATGTGCCGCCGCAGAGAAACTTGTACAGCACTGGCACGCCGGTTCCGTCAACATCCATACGCATGTAGGCTTCTGTGATGCCGACCAGCTTCATGGCTGGGTCTAGCTCGTCTTCGTCTGACAAGTCTTCCTCGTAGCCTTGGCGCTCAAGCACCTCTGCGCCAGACATGTCATTTGTGCCGTCAAATGGCGTCAGGTTGGATATGACTTCGAAGTCGAAGCCCATCTCGACCAGATCGCCAACGCGCATGTCTGTGCGGTGCGCCACGACATATGCATCATCGAATGACCGGCAGTCGCGGTTGACGAAGAACTCTTCTGGCGGGATGCTTTCTATGCGCAGCTCGCCCTTCATCTCAGTGCGGCTAATCTTGACCGAATGGACAGGAAGCTCAATGTCCATGCCCATCTCGTCCACCTCGATCGACATCTCCATGGTATGCTCGATCACGTCAACGTTATCCTCTTGGATCAGGAACGTGTATTCATCATCAGACAGGTCGGTGTAGGTGTATATTTCGGCCACGGGGTAGTCGTGCCAATACGCCTTCACGATGCCCTGCTTCTTCACCATGGCGTCTTGGAAGGCGTCGTTCAGCACGCGGTATCCGTTTAGACGCGTAAACTCATGCTGGATGTAGCTGGTGGCCTGCTCGGCCAGCGCAACGTCTTCTGGCCCCTTCGGGATAAACTCTACCGGCCTCGCGGTGGACATGAAGATCCGCATCAGGCTTGGCTTCACAGAGCGGATCGTGTCGCGCACCTTCGTTGACACAACCTTGCTGCGCCCGTCTTCGTGGCCAATATCAACCTCGCCGTCGTAGTAGCGCTGCGACTTGATGCGGTCTTCGCTGATCTCGCTTTCAACGAAGTCAACGGCATCGCTGATCGCATTCTGCACGATGCTTTCGATTTCACGACGATCTTTTGGCTGTGGTTGCATTTTTATGTCCTATTCGTTTCGTGCATCTTACCGCGTTTGCGTCATTTGCTCAATCGCCGCCAGCCAGAAGGCCGCTTGTCGCGCCAAGAAGGCCAGAGTAAAATTCGGGCCTCTGCATCATGCGTCTGCGCCGCATTTCATCCATTTGCTCACGCTGCAGTAAACTTCCAAGCATTTTACGTTGTGTCGCTGGGTCTTGCTCAAACAGCATTCTGGACATCTGCGCCGCGCTTTTCTCGCCTATCCCTTGAGCGCGTGATATCGCTTGTGCGCCCATCCCCTGAGCAGCGCCAGCGACATTTCCCATGCCAAGACTAATAAGGCTGGCCGCGTCTATGGCAGCGTCATCTCTCTGCATCATTCTTTCAGCCGTTTCAGAGCCGCCCATAACTTTGCGGGCAGTGCGTGTCTTTTCAGACTGAATCTTCATAAACCGCTCGAAACGCTCAAACTGCTCTGCGTTGTCAAATGTAAGTCTCAGAGCGGCGCGCTTTCTCGGTGTGCCAAAAATAGTTTTGACGAAGTCACTCGCGTCACCTGTCCTTGATGCAAGCTCTTCAACTTGGCTAATCAAACCAGTGCGCAAGGCTTCTTTTTCGCCCTTAGACATTTTGCCAACACGCTTAACCAGCTCTTTCTCTGATATTTTTGTGAAATTAAATCCGGCGTCATATGCGTCTTTCAGCCTTGCACTGTCTGCAAATTGAATGTTGGCCGCTTCATATGGCTTATTTTGCCTTATGATTTCAGAGTTCCACGTCTTTTTTAGCTTGGTCAATGCCCTGCCTCGCGAAGTCACCTTGCCAGTGATTGCGTCAGTTTCAGCTTCAATCAAAGCATCTAAGCCTTTTTTAATCTGATGCGCCACTTGAGTTGGCATCCCAACTGCGCCGCCAGCAGCGGCCTCCGTAGATAAAAATCTGCCCAGATCTTTGGGCATTCCAGATATATCTATGTCTGGGTCGATGTCTGCGATCTCTACAGCTTTTCTGTAAGCGTCCTGCACGACCTTGCTTTTTGCCATACTTTGAAACGGCGCTGCATCCAGCTCGACCTCATACGCCTTTCTGTACGCTGGCTCTGCCTCTGCTCTTACGCGTGCAGATAGGTCGTCAAGGTAATCAAGGCCAGTTGGCCCTTGCACTCCAGATATGTCTCTCGCCTGCTCGGATATTTGCTCTGCCTGACGCTGCTGACGCTCAGCGAATTGCTCGACAACTTTTTGACGCCCTTCGGATGGCACAGCCTGCGCCCGCCATCCAGCGCCGCGTAAATTTTCGCCAAGATCCGCGATTGTAATATCCTCGATGCCAAGCTGTCGAGCCTCGTCTAATCGCCTTGCGGCCTCTCTGGGTGTTAAGCCGTCACGCTCAAGCGCCTCCAAAAGTTTTCTTTCTGCAAACGTAAACGCACGCTTTTCGCCGCCTATACCTAAACTGTCTGCGACTCTGCGCAGAAACTGGCCACCCTTTTGCACCGCAACAGGTGCGGCTGCGCCCAGCGTGCCACCCAAAGCAGCGCCAGTTGCAGCGCTTGTAGCTCTTTCAGCCAAACCACCTTCACCGGCACCAAAGCCAGCTATACCGCCTTCTATGGCCCCAATTTTAGCAGCTCGCGCAATGGTCGGCGCAAGCCTTGCGGCGGTTGTGGTGCCAACTGCAGCACCGCCTGTGCCTGCCGTAAGCAGACCGGCAAGCGCCGTTGGGATTACAGCGCCGCCGATTTCAGCGCCAATCGCCTCAAGCGGCTTGTCGGCTCTATATGCCTCCAATTTTCCGCGTATCTGCTCAAGGTTTTCCTCGTAGCTCTTCCCCTCAGATAACCCAAGAGCGCGACCCGCCGCCGAAAGTGGGTTCCGCAGAGCCGCCTCAATCTCGTCTGCAAAGCCAAGCGTAAGCCCCTGAGCGCCAGCACGCAGCCGCTGCGTTTCCGCTGGCGGCTGATCCGGCTTGGCCATGTCGCTTGACGTCACGCCTTGCGCGGCTTCTTGAACAATTTTTTGAACAAATGCGTTTTGCTCGCTAATACTTAAATTCGCAAAAGCATCATCAACTTCGACCTCACCAACGCCGTCTATTTCAATAATCATTATTTGATGCTCCACTTTAAATCTGGGGCCGTGCCTTCTGGAACCTCAACTGGGTCTAACTTAAACCGCTCTCTACGCCGCGCTATCGCCGCAGCACGATTGTCACGCGCTCGCTGGTTTATCCTTAAAAGCTCTTGTATCGCAGCGTATGCTGTTGCCTCAGTGCGAGCGTCTCCAAGCTCTTTTGCAGCCCTCTGCGCATCGCCTTCAGTCTGGACGCCTTTATTCAAACGTAGGCTGGTGTTTACAAGTCGCGTCTTAAATCTTTCAAATTCGTCGCGCGCTTTGGCGGTTTCTATTGCGCCCTGCCCGCCGACGCCAATTGAGCCAAAGACTCCTTTAAGAAACCCAGAAAGGCCAATATCAAGCGGGCCGGTAAACTCTTTTGTCGCTGGGTCATATCCAAAGTCGCCAATGATGCCAGATATGTCCTGCATTAAATTGTCTATTGCCGTGATCGCCTCAAAGTCAGCTTCTTCTGCCTTCCTTGCGTCGGCTGGCAAGCCAGTGGCCTCCCTTTTCGCTTCACGCTCTGCTTGCGCAATACGCTGCTCCGCGGCCACTACGTCTTCATTTATGGTAATCACAGGCTCGCCGCTTCTGCCTTCTGGGTAGGTTACGGTGTATTTACCGCCGCCAAGTATTTCGCTTGGTGGTTTTACCGCTTGCGCTGCAATCTGCTGGCCCATCGCAGTTGGCGAGAGCTGAGTTAAAATTGCCATCGCTGTCTGCATATCGCCTGATTGGAGCGCTTCAGATGCACGCTTAGCCAAAGACCGCGCCTCTGTGTCTCTTGATATTTTCAACGCCTCTGATGCGTTTAGCAAGCCGCCACGCATCAAATCAGCAGCTTCTGGAGAATATTTTTCCAAGTATTCAATCGTCTTGTTTCGCTTGGCAGTCGCCTGCCGCTGCGCGCCGCGCGCCCTGATTGCCTCGCCAGCACGCAGCTCCGGCAGGATGAGCGGGTCGAGCGCCGCAGCAAACTGCTCCGCTCTGCTTAGGCCCGTTGTCGGGCTTGGCGTTCCGAGGTAATCCATGATGCCGCCGAAGCCGCCTCTGCGCTGCTGCGGCGCTGCCGCTGCCTGCGGGCGATCCTGCCGTAGCGCTGACAGTGGCGCGCGTGGCGCTGTTCGTGGTGCCATGCCGGTGGCCAGCATCTGCATGCGCAGCTCTTCTTCGCGCGCCCTATCGAATGGAGTTGCCATGTCTTTTCCTTTCAAACCTTCCCAAGCTGATGGGCCTTGCGTTTTATATATCCACTGCCCGATCTTGTCCTGCAGATCTTCTGTCATCATCTCGTTGCCAGTCAGCCCAAGACCTTTTTTTGCCTCTGCAAGAGTAGACCCAACCACTTGATAAGCGCCCATCGGCGTGGCAACGCGGCCAACTTGGCCCTTTACATATTGCGCGTATGGGCCAGACGGGCTGGCAAACTCAAGCGCCTCGTCAACCGTCATGCCCGTAAGATTAAACCCAGCGAAAGGATTTCCTGCGCGGTTTGCGTAGTTGTACAGCGCGTTATAATCGCCGCCGCTTTCAGTGGCGAATATACTTGGCTTTAGGCGCTCAAACGGTGTCATCTACTACCTCGGGAACATGCTTGCGCCAAGCTGTAGATAGTTGAACAGACCCGGCCGCATTGACTGCGTTGTCGTTGACTGGCTTGGCGTAGCCCCAAGCGCCGCCAATGGCGCTGCAAGCGCCGCCTGCGGTGCGCCGGTGTAGCCAGCATATTGCGCCTTGGCCGCGTCGATGAGCGACTGCTGCAACATCTGCTGCAGTAGACCCTGCTGCATCTGCTGCTGCTGGATCGCCTGCCCTGTGCCGAATGCCTGCTGGCCAAGTCCGGCGAGCTGCTGAGCTGCTCCAAGACGCGTACCCATTGCAGCCTGCTGCGCCGCCAAGTTTTGCGCCTGAGCAGATGCACGCTGCTGCGCAGCATATTGCGCCGCCGCCGTCTGAGCGCCGACATCCTGACCGGCGAGGCCAAGTGCAGTCTGGTAGCCCTGCTGGCGCAGCCTTGACGCGGCGTCTAGCGCCTGCTGCCCGTAGCCAAGCCGCGTCTCTGCCTCGGCAATGCCTTGGCGTGAGCCACCGAACGCGTTTGCACGCTGCGCCTGCGCGCCTTGCAGATTCAGCGCCTGCTCCTGCGCGGAGCCAATGTCACGCATCGTCTGCTGCACGACTTGGCTCTCATACGGGTTGGTGTACGGCGCGAGGCTTGTGCCTGCGATCTGCGATGGCCGGTAGGCGGTCGGGCGTATGCCCATCGGCGTGAAGCCCAGACCCTGCTGCGTCGCGCCCATTGCCTGCTGCAATGCGCCAGCCGCCGCCTGATTTACGTTAAACTGGCCCTGCGGCGCGAGCGGCGCGTATTGCGCTTGGCTTGGCTGCGGCATGGGGCGTGGCTGCTGGCCGAATATGCCGCCCTTGAGGCCGCCAGATGGCATTGGCAAGCCTTGGTTTGGCATCAGCCCACCGCCCGCGCGCGCAGTGCCACCCAAAACGCCGCCCGCCTCAGCGGTGCCTTCGATGGGCGGGGCAACGCCAAAAGTATGTGTAATATCCTGATCAGCTATAAAGTTAGGATCACCTTTTATCTCTATCCCCGAAGCAGAGCCCGAGGTGTCATATAAAGGAGGAGGGGGAGGGCCAACCCTAGGGCTCGGCTTTCCGAGACCCATATAGTCCCCACCGGGGGAGCCCCCACCGGGGGTTAGAGAGCCGCCCATCGCCTGCGCTGCTGGCATTGCGACCTGACCGCCGCCCTTTGCACCTTGTCCAGCCATTTTATGCTTCTCCTCGTATTGCGCGGGGCTTGAGCATGCCGCACACGCGGCTAAACGGCTCGCCAATCGCCATAATCATCTTGCCGACCACATTCGGCTTGTACTTCTCTGGGCGCTGCTTGTGCGCCATCTCTGCCGCCCACGCCTTAACAATGGGCCACATTACCGCGCGGGCAGCTTTGGCACCGCGTGTATCCCTCTGTATATACTCGGCCAACGGAGCAGCCCACGCGTGGTATCCTTCCATAAGCTCAGGATCATTGCGGTGCAGCCACACGCCGTAGCGCTGATCCAAACGCCAGATTTCGCGCGGCAAGTAGCCAAGATTGTAATATGCGCAGCACAAGATCTTCTCCACACCGCCGCCGCCTGCTGAGCCGCCTTCTACATCCTTGCCACCCTTGAAAGTGTATGAACCATCGCCGGTTGGCGTCAAAGCGTATATGTTTGAGCCAGACGGCGCTGTGCCAACGATGGGCGCAGTGTCAACGCCGACAATCGGCCTCCCAGCGCCACCAAACGGATCAAGACCCATGTTTGCCTCGGCTTCTATTTGCGCTGGGCTTGGGGCAACCGAAATCGGCGGCTGTGGGGCAGGGGCGCTGATGGCAATCGGCCTTCCAGCGCCGCCAAACGGATCAAGACCCATGTTTGCTTCAGCCTCTATTTGCGCGGCACTTGGGCCGTCTGGATCGTTAAACCCAATGGCACCGCCCGCAAACATCGGGTCGTTTATGCTTACGGGAGACATGCCCGCCGCCGCCATGATCTTCTCACCTGTTGACGGCAAAATGCCAAGCGCCTCGCCAGCGGCACCGATAAAGCCGCCGCCCGCCAAGAAGTTTCCAATATTCCCCGCAACGCTTTCGGGGGTGCCGACTATGACATTGCCCTGCGCGTCAATCGGGAAACCAGCCGCGTTGATCTTGCCCTGCTGGAACATAATCTCATCAGCGGTCTGCCAGTTATCAGACCCACGGCCCATGCGGGTCGCGTGAAACTGCATGGCGTTATCTCTGTCTGACGGCGATGCGTTGGGGTTCATCGTCATCGGGCCGGAATATTCGCCGGATTCTGCCTGCGCAATCGCCAGCTCGTTTTGACGTTGACGCTCACGCTCCTGCGCGCCTGTCATATATTGGCCATAGTCAACGGGCTGCTGCACGCGTGATCCGACTTGGCCGGTCACGGGGTCGATGAAGAAGCTGTCGATAAACTCTTTCTGCGCTGGGCGTCTTGCTGCAAGCTCGGCGACAGATTGCTCGTACATTGGCGCGGCGCTATAACCCATCACGCCGCCCGCATATTGCGTTGGCGGGGCCATGCCGCCCATGACGTCTGCCTGAGCCGTCGGAGATGCTAATCCAAACGCGGATGCAACGTCAGCGGTCTGCTGGAAGCCAGCCTGCTGGAATGGCGTAAATGCGGCAACATCTGGCCCGTAATACGGCGTGAAGCCGATCTGGCTGATGCCTTCCGCTTTGGCCAAGTTACGGCGCGCCGCCTCTTCAATGTATTCTGGGATCGTAACTGATGACGTTGTTGACCCGCCCTTGCCGCCTGACATTATTCAAACTCCTTCACATATGAAGCATGCAGTGGCGTCCAGCCATGCGCCTTCAGTGGTTTCTTCCAGCCAAACCGGCCCGTCATGGTCAACGCAGAGCATCCTTGCGCTTTTGCCCATGCTATCACATCTTCATGCATTTCTAAAATCTGATCCAACTCGCCGCCGCCAAGAAACACGTTTAAAACTTTCTTTCTCGGATATACCACTATTTCGGTCACTATGCACCCCCTCGGCGTGGGCCAGAGCTGCATCGTTCCCTTGTATATACCTTCGGCCACGTCGATGAAGTCATGCGTGCCGCCGGAATACTCCAAAGCGGCTTCAATCCATGGGCGGCATCTTTCAAGCTCTTTATCCATGAAGCCTCACCATAGATATAGTTGCTGACGGCGTAGCGGGCGCAAATGCAGTTGCGGCCACTGCCTCTAAGTACCCGCTTGTACTGTCGGTAGCCCACATGACCTCTATGTAATCTCCTGCGGAAAGTTGCAGTATCGCTGACTTTGTAACGACAAGAGTTGATCCATTTTGGTGCAACGTGTTTTCCATTGCAGATTTGGCAACATCTGTGCCATTAATTCTAACCCAAAACCACATCCTAACAGTTGAGGCAGATGTTGAGGCCATTTGCATTGAATATGTCACAGAATATTGCCCAGCCTCGTCAACGACCAAACGCGAAGCTGGCGTGCCGTTCGTTATTCCTTCAGCTAAATCCTGAGTAAACGTCAGCGCGTATGCCGTATTTATTAATGCCGCCGTTTGATCTGTGCTGATAGTGCCATCGTAATGGCCATCTTCCAGCACGATCTGCCGCCACTCGCCGTTCTTGCTGACAACGGGATACTTGTTCTCACGATCCCACATTATCACGCCGTCTTCTGCCGCGCTTTCGCCGCCAGTCTGCTGCACAAGCTGTGATCGCGTCTGGCCGAGGTAGAGCATCAGACGCCTGCCCCAAGCCATCCAGTCGTCGCCCCTCGGCTCTGGTGCGCGGTGCTGCTGCGTCATCTACGTCCACCCGCAATGGCATCTAGCCGGTTTATGCCAACGCGCCAGTCGGCAAGCCTTGCCCCGTCAACGCGCATACGCACCTGACGGCCAGTGAAGCGCATGCTGGTGGGGTTGGACATGCTGAACGGCCCGTATGACCTCTCGGTGCCGTTGGGATAGAAACGCGTCTTAAACGTGGCGCTGACATCGCCCTGCGTCTTCTCGTCGGGGATCATCTCCGTCACGCTCACAACGTTATCGCCGGAGCCAAGCATAATGGGGCCAGTTTCCGCGAACGGCGTCAGGCCGCCATACTCGAAGCCGGTCTCATGCTCGTATATCTTATTGTCAGACGGGTCGGCCATCATGGGCTGACGGAATGTGCCTGCGTCTGTTCCCGCCGTACGCGATAGCGTACCGATCGACCATGTATTCTCGACGTAATTATATGCCACGTAGCGGTCGTTTTCTGTGGACGCGCTGGACGGGTAGAACCACCATATCTCGCCGTATTGGCCGTTTGACATGGCAAACGCCTTGCTGATTTGCGCGCGGTTGATGTCGTTGAAAACGTAGTCTGACACGTCGCTCTGGACCTCCTGCACGCCGCCGCCTGTGTAGGCGTAAAACGCATGCACGCCCATCCAGAAGCAGCCGACGTCCACGTTGGCGTATGCAAGTTTTGCCGCCAACCCGCAGGAAGAGCCGACGCGCTCAATGCCGTAGACGTATGGCGGGCCAATGTAGTTGGCGACATGCGCGTCACGCGTCGTCAGGATAAGCGTCTGGCCGCGCACAGAAACGCCCGCCATGATCTCGCCCTCGGTTTGCAGTTCAAGGTCGCCAGCCTCGTTTGTCGCGGCAGGCGTCCACGTCGTATTGTCTTCGCGGTCAGACCACTGGACAAGGCGCGGATTACCGCCAGCGCCGAGGCAGAACAGGAAGCGCTCTGCCGTGACGACGATGCTCTTGTTATTGACAGGCGCGTTGGCGACTTGCGCGGCGACCGCGCCGGTGTTTAGCTGCCACTCGTAAACCTTGCCGTCGTCTTCGTTATTGGCCAGCAGATACTGCCCCCACGCCTGCAGGTTCCACGCGGTGGCTGGCTGGATGCGTACAGTGTCTGGCCGCGCAACGCCGTATGCGTAGCTGCCAAACAAGCCGCCGCCGAAGCCGGTAAACGCTATGGCGTCTTCGCGGCCAGCAGTCAGGCCGACCGGCGTGATGTCGTATTGCGTGCTAGCGCTGTTGTAGACGTAAAGCTTATTATATGTGCCGGTGGCAATCCATCGGTCATTTGTGTTATCTGACCACGTAAGCATTCCGCGCGGCGTGGCGTTCGTGGCGGTGTTGGATCTTGTGCGCCAACCCTTGACCGGCTGCATCGTGCCGTCGATCCAGCGGATCAAGCTGGCATCGCGCCAGCGGCCCATGCTCTGCAAGTCGGTGCCGTTGCGGTAAACCCCAGCGGGTACATCTAATCTAATCAGGGCCATCGTTGCCTCGTTGGTGTTGCGCGCTTGCCGCAGTGTAACACATGACCATTTGATGCGCAAAAGGGCAGCGTTTTGCTGCCCCTCGCAATTTTGTTATGCTGCGCGGCTATTCCGCGTCAGGCTCAAGGGCGGCTTTCAGCTCGGCCATAAAGCCCTGCCTGCCCATCTGAAGCTGCACCAAGTTAAACTGCGCAGAGCCGATCTTCTGGTCTAGCGAGTTGATGTGATTTATGCACATCTTTGCAGTGTCGCTCAGTTGATCCTCAGTGTATTCCACATCGTCAATCGTAATGACCTTTTTGTCTTCAGTCACGTTGATCTCCTTTCAGGTTATGCTGCCCACGGTACTCCGTCAGCAGTCGTTGGATTAGCTATCGCATCAATCTGAGAAGCAATAGCAGCTTCTGTATCCTCTTGGGATACATGACCCCACACCCAGCCCTGAGCTTGAGCCTCAGTAATATCTGCATAAGGTGTGAAGTCAGGCGCAGAGGCATCGTAGGTTAAGCCACAAGTGCCATATGAGCTTGCTGAGTTGTCATTTTCATCAACGCCTGAGCAGCGCCAATGTGCAATATAGACGCCACCATCTGATGTGTGACGCTCAAGGGTTGGAATAGTCCAAGTGTAAGTAATAGCCATGATTATGGTGTCTCCTGTTAAGATTCTAATGCCGCTATACGGGCGGTTAATGTTTGAATAGTGGCCTGTTGTTCTTGGATGGCGGCTACTAACAAAGGAATTGTTTCCGTGTACCTAATACCTAATTCGTTTTCGTTCGTAGCATCAACTGCTTCTGGCAAGACCGCTTGAACGTCTTGTGCAATCAAAAACGAACGACGAGTTTCTTCTGTATCTGTCTTATATCTACCAATGACAGCACGAAGGGTAGAAACTTTTTGAGCCGCATTGGTAATTGGCTCAATGACGTCTTTCAGCCGCTCGTCTGAAATAGCAGCCCAAGAAGTTGCTCCGCTCGTTAATTGTACGCCACCAGTAGCAGCCACGACCTTTACGACTGATGTGCCAAAAAGGTTAATATCACCTGTCCCAGCGTAAAGTTGTCCTTCTTGTGTTCCAGCTGAATTATGGACTGTAATAACCCCGTTGGTGCCATTTGAAGAAGAAAACACAGAAATGTTTTTTCCTGTTGTTGTTGAACCAACTGCCAAACCTGCCAACGTTGGCGTTGTTGTAGTCCCCACCAGCAAGTTACCGCTGCTGTCGATGCGCATGCGTTCTGTAATAGTTGAACCAGAGCGAAAAAAGATATTACCAGTATCGTTTAGGTTTATATATAGATG